AAAATCTGGAAACATAAAGGACAGATTTTAGAAGGTATAACAAATAGTATATTTAAGAAAGAAGATGTAGAAGCTGTAGCAGAATATAGAATGTTTGTTTGTAAGAATTGTAAACTATATGACGAATCCGGAGATGGATGCATGGTGCCAGGAACAAGTCCATGTTGTAATCAAAAATTAGGAGGATGTGGATGTAGTTTGTCATTTAAAACCAGAAGTCTTTCTTCTGATTGTCCTCTTAAAAAATGGAAGGCAGAGCTATCTGAGGAAGAGGAAGATTTATTAAACCAAAAATTAGGATTATGAGTGCTATAAGATTTACAGCTGACAACCACAAATATACAAGTGTAGAAGGTGATTCAATTGATTGGCTTAGTGTAACAAGTTTTATTGGCAACTTTAAGCAACCATTTGATGCAGATAGTATTGCACTTAAGTCTTCTAAAAATAAAAAGAGTAAATGGTATGGAATGACTCCTGAAGATATTAAAGAAGCATGGAAAGCTGAAGCCAATAGAGCAACAACATTAGGGACATGGTATCATAATCAACGTGAAGCTGATATTTGTGGGTTTAATAATATGGAAAGACATGGAATAACAATTCCTGTATTTAAGCCTATAGAAATAGGGGGCATTAAATACTCTCCAGAACAGAAGCTTAAAGATGGCATCTATCCAGAACATATGGTGTATTTAAAATCTGCTGGTATATGTGGTCAGTCTGACTTAGTGGAGGTGGTTAATGGTATTGTTCATATAACAGATTATAAAACCAATAAAGAAATTAAAGTTGAAGGATATACAAATTGGGAAGGAGTTACACAAAAAATGGCTCCTCCATTGGCTCACTTGGATGATTGTAATCTTAATCACTATGCTCTTCAGCTTAGTATGTATATGTTTATTATTCTTAAACATAATCCTAAGCTTAAGCCTGGCACCCTTACAATACACCACATATTATTTGAAGAAGCCGGACGTGATAAGTTTAACAATCCTATATCTGCTCTTGATACTAATGGTGATCCTATTGTTATGGATGTAATACAATATGACCTACCCTATTTAAAAGAAGAAGCAATTGCTCTTATACAATGGTTGGAAGGAAATAAATCCAAACTTAAAACTAAACATTAATGGAAAAACAAAAGAAAGTATTTAAGAATGAAATTAAATATAATGTTATTCTTAATGATGAGCAAAAAGAAGTAAAGAGGCTTATTAGAGAAAAACAAATAGTGGTGGTAACTGGTAGAGCAGGTTGTGGTAAGTCATTAGTATCAGCTCAAACTGCCCTTGATTTTTTATTTAAAAAAGAATATGAATCCATCTATGTTACACGTGCAGCTGTGGAAGTTGGTCATTCTCTTGGTTTTTTGCCTGGTGGGCTATCTGAAAAATTTGATCCATACCTCGAAGCTTTTAAGGACAACTTATTTGAATGCTATGACAAGGTTAAGATTGAAGAGCTTATTAATTCAGAAAAGGTTAAAGCACTTCCTGTACAGTTTATACGTGGTAAAACCATTAATGATATTCTTGTTGTTGAAGAAGCTCAAAATCTTACAAAACCAGAAATGCTAGCTCTTCTTACAAGACTTGGAAAAAATGGAAGGATTATTATCAATGGAGATAATGAGCAAAAAGATATCAAAGATCCTTATAATGGACTATCTTATGTTATTGATTTAGCAAAAAAGTTTTCAGATGATATAAAATGGATTAAATTAAAACATAATCACAGATCAGATCTTGTTGGTAAAATTTTAGAATATGAATACTCAGGAAAATAACATATTTTTATTAACAGAAATTTTAGATCAATATGAAGCTGGCACTCTTGATATGAGTGAAATGGCTCGTAAATGCTATTTAACAGAAAGAGAAAAGTATCTTAATAAAACAGTATGGGTTCATAATGATGAACTTAAAGGTCATTCGTTATTAAGAAAAATGGGAAAAGGGTCTGGAGGAAGAGATTTATTAAGACAAACAAAAGAAAAACTATGATGTTGCAACTTAACCCTATGATTCCTATAAAAAGAATTTCTGATGAAATGGAGGGTTATGCTTTTTTAATTATAGATTATAGTCAAGAACATGATCTTTTATTTACATGTGCTATGGATGATGGAGAGATATGGACTTTAAATAATAAAGAAATAAGATTTTGTAAAAATATTTCAATGGATAGAAAATGGTAAGATTATTTGATGTACAAAATGGTAAGGTGATTCCTAGTGAACATTGTTACACTATTAAATCTTTAAAAGATATTATAGATAATCATCCAGATCAGCATTTACAAATATTTGCATATTTGTTTTATATGACATGTCCTAACCCAGATATGAATCCTTTTTTTGATGTACCAGAAACAGATAAAGAAGAAATTATACTAAAAGAAGTGGATGCTGATTTTAGTACAGATGATGAGTATGTGTATGCTGGATTGCAATTATGCAAAAAGCTTTATGAAACTCCTACATACAGAGCATACCAAGGTATTAAAGTGGCCCTTGATAATATGGCCACATTTATGGCTACAGAAAAGCCCACATCTGGTAGAGACGGATCAGCTACAGCTCTTCTTAGAATAGCTGAAAGGTTTGATCAAGTGAGACAATCATTTAAAGGTGTATATAGAGATTTAATGGAAGAACAACAAAGCTCCGTAAGAGGAGGTCAAAACTTAGCATATGATCAATAAACTATTATTCTTATTATTGTTTCCTGTTATAGCTAGTTCACAGTGTATTACAGTAAATTCAGCGTATTTTACCAATCCATCTAATGATGGTGTTACATGGAGCTTGAATGTCAATTGGACAGCACAAGGTGTGAATCATTTGAAGATTTATGTAAAAGAGGGCACTGATACAGTGCTTAACACATGCTTCCAATTAAACAACCCTGTACAAACCACAGGTACAAGTATATATGATGGAATAATTGCTCCTGGTGGTCTTCCAACACTATCAGCTACATTCTGTAGATGGACAGGATCTTGTGGATCTGGTGTAAGATGTGATGAAAATCAATATATACAACCAGGTGGTGTGTTAGATATTTTATTTGATAATATATTAGCAAAGCATATTAGCAGTAATACAGTTGAAGTAAATTTTAAAATACTATCTGCTTCTAATACAAAAACTTTATTTCTTAATTTAAGAATGAAAGATGGAAGAATTAAAAAGTGTAAAATAGAATTTCCAAATTATGTAAAGTCAGGTGAGTATTGGAAAGTGATAATAAATCATCAAACAGGAAACTATATAATTACAAAACTATGAAAAAAATATCACTATTAGTATTTGCAGGAATATTACTTTTTTTATTAATTACATGTAAAAAAAGCTCACAATCTATTTTTACAAATGAAGAACAACCTATTACAGTGAGTTTAGAAATAGACGGTAAACAATCTCAAGAAGTAAGAATAAAATAAAAAAATATGAAAAAACAAGAAACCTATCAGGATTTAGAAAAAGTTTATGACAACTCTTTAACGTATTTAGAAGATTGGATGTTTCATTTTAATTCATTTGCTAATCAATGGGCAGCTATTCCTAGAGGAAAGTATAATGAATACTGGAATGATTTTAAACATCCTGATGTTCTTAGAAGCAAACATTTAAATACACTTCTTGATCTTTTGCATAAAACCAAAGGAAATATAGAAATGATAGAAGAATTAACTCGTGGTGAAATTAAGTAATAACTTTATAGATGTTCCTACATATGAAAATGGTGTATGGAGTTTAACAGAGTTTTCTACAAGAGAAGACTTTAGGGACTTTTTATTGTCTATATTTAAGGAACCTGGTCAATATGAATTTGATGATAATTCATTAATTTTTAATGCTGAAGCCCGTAAGTTTCAGAAACAAGGATATTATTGTCATGCTCCTGTAAAATCCAAAGATTTTATTGCTTATTGGGATGATCAAAAAGAAAAATGCAGAGCTGGTGTAATAGTTAAAAGTGGAGATAAAACATGGTATGTCTCTAGAGACTATTACATGTGGCTTAATTTCCTACCTATCTACGATAAAGAAGAAAAACGTTTTGACTTTGCTAAGGTGAGAGATGCTCAGTATCATATGGCTCTATATGAGCATTTAGCTGAACTACATTATAGACATGCTATTATTCTAAAGAAGCGTCAGATTGCTTCTTCCTATTTTCATATGGCCAAACTTATAAATCAATATTGGTTTGAAGAAGGGGCTATATGTAAGATAGGAGCTAGTCTAAAGGACTATATAAATGAAAAAGGATCCTGGAAGTTTCTTAATGAATATAGTAACTTTCTAAATGAACATACAGCATGGTATAGACCTGCCTCTCCTGATAAGGTGTTTGCTTGGCAACAGCAGATTGAAGTGAGAGTAAACAACAGAAAAACTAGTAAGGGATTAAAGTCTGTAATGTTGGGGTATTCATTTGAAAAAGATCCTACAAATGGTGTAGGTGGTCCCGTCACTTATTTTTTCCATGAGGAGGCTGGTATTGCTCCCAAGATGGATTCTACATATGGGTATATTAAACCTGCTCTTAAGTCTGGCCACATTATTACAGGTCAATTTATAGCTGCTGGATCAGTGGGTGATCTTGATCAATGTGAGCCTTTAAAAGAATATATTCTTCGGCCAGAAGAAAATGGATTCTATGGGGTTGAGTCGAACCTTATAGATAAGGATGGTACATTAGGGGTCACTGGTCTATTTATACCAGAGCAGTGGTCCATGCCTCCTTATATAGATGCGTATGGAAATTCTAAAGTGGAAGAAGCTCTTAAAGCTTTAGATGAGGAATTTGAGAAAGCTAAGAAAAATATGGAACCGGCTGCTTATCAGCTCACCATATCTCAGCATCCTCGTAGTATAGAAGAAGCATTTGCTTCTAGAAAAGATAGTGTATTTCCATTACATCTTGTTTCTAAACAACTTCAGAGAATAGCAGATAAAGAATATCCTGTAGAATATTTGGAGCTTTCTAGAAATGCTGAAGGTAAGATAGTGGATAAACCTTCTAGAAAAACACCAATTATGGAATTTCCTATTTCTAAGAAAACAGAAGATAAGGAAGGAGTGATATGTATTTATGAACGGCCTTGTAAAGATCCTACATTTGGAATGTATTATGCTTCTGTGGATCCAGTGGGAGA